GCTGACCAGCAATACCAGCCATCTTAGACAAGTTCTGCTTGTTAACAGGACCAGCCATAACGATAGATGGTGAGCCACCTTCTGTCCACACCTTCTGAATTACGTCTTTCAGCAATGTCTCGCTGAATGAACGCAAGTTAGTGGTTGTAGCATCAGTACGAGCTGCATCAGGAATGGTTGTGTATGAAGGATCACCACCACCAGAACCTTCGTTTGTATTGGTCTTCAAGAAGGCCAACAAAGCGCCAGTCTTACGAGCGGCAGATGTAGAACCAGCGGCAGCGGCTTGGTTTGCCAACATTGTGGCCTCCATGTCACGCTTAATTTCCGCAGATTTTTTAGCCATTTGGTAGCTCAACTCAGAGCGACGACCTGCCTTGTCAACAGCTTCCAAAGTACCAGCAATGATTACATCCTTACGGCTAATCTGGGTGTAGTTGCCCAAACGAACTGTAGCTGTAACTGCTGTGAAAGAGGTGATGTCATCGCCCTCGATCTGTGCATTGGTTGTAACCGCAGCGGCCAAATCATCTGTTTGCCATTCAAAGAAAGTGTTGGTGACGTTCTCACGACCAACATTGCTCATAAATGGAGTCTCTTCTGGAGAGATCTGATAAATAACGTTTGAAAGGTCCTCCCGAACGCCTTTAGCGTCAAATCGGGTATAGGTATTGGTAATAGCAGCCATGATAAATCCTTAAATAAATTTCTCGAAAAGGGATGCGGCATCTCTGACGCTTCCTGTTTGTGCAAGACGCTTTTTTGCGTTATTTATATCACTAGACTTAGAACTTACGCTACCTGTTGAACCTGGAGTTGCCATCTTTGGCGCTTTTTTAATCTTCGCTTGGAATTCTGGACGTTTACTCATCATCTGGTCATACTTCCACGCTTTGTGAAGCGCAAGTAATGCCCGTGAATCTGTAATTGTGTTCAGTTCCTGCTCTGAAAAGCCCAACTGCTGCCCGTACTCCAATAAAGCTTTTCCTTCTGCTTTGGCTTTCTCTGGAGAAGTCCACTCTGGAATTTTCTCTTTCAAAATTGCAGTTTCCTGTGCCAAAACAGTATTGATCTGCTTTTGCATTTCAACTTCTCGCAATTGATTAAGTCGCATCTGCTCTGCTTGGACAGCGAATTTCTGTTGTTGTCTGCGCTGATGTGATGTCCATTGACGGGCATATTCAGTCGGGTCTTCAACTTCTAAACGATTCCAATCAGGCTCTTGCGGCTCAAACTCTTGCAGTTTTTGCTGTAATTGTCCTAATACCTGTGCGTATGTTTCACGCTCTGCACGTACTTGCTGAAACTCAGACTCCACAAATTTGCGCTCTTCTGCCAGTTTCTGCGTTTTCCGTGTGTAGTCAGCTTCTCGTTGGTAACCTCGGATAAGTTCTTCCTTCGGGACTTCGATTTCTTTACCATCAACTTTGACGATAAACTTCTCATCCCTTGGAGCTTCTTCCTCGGATTCCTCCTCGTTAGCCTCTACTTCCTCAGAAGATTCCAATGCTTCGTCTTGCGGCTCCGCACTTTCCACTTCATCAGACTCAGATTCGGATTGCTCCTCCTCTGGTTGCGCCTCTGCACCAGTGTCAACACCCTCTTGAGCGTCTAGCATGGAAGCAAAGCTTTGCGCTGCTTGATTTACTGTAATCGAACCGACTGCTTGTGCGTTATCGGACATATTTACCTCTTAGTTTAACAATCATTCTGCTTTCGGGGGTCTTCCCCGTCTGCGAACAAGGGCAACTTCTGCCATCTTGCCTGTATCCATGACAGAGCGTAACTTAGCTCTCAAGATGTCTATCGTGGTCAAAAGCAAATAAGCTTGCTCTCTGATAGGACCTTCCATCAATTTGGAAGACCTGATTTCACGATAACAGTCATCTTCAATTCGCTTTAACATCTCATTGAGGAGTTCATCCTCAAGAAGTAGTCTGGCTCTGTCTCCTCTTGCGAGGTTAATTTCTAGATCGTCCATTTACATCATTGGTTGGGGCTGTTGAGGGACTTGCGTCTGGCTCATTGCAGCTTGTTGGCGAATTAATTCTCGGTCACGATTCATTGCGGCATCTATTTCCGCACTTTGAATTTGTACACCATATTTCAATTCTAGCTCATATCTACGCAAAATACCATCTTGTTCAATACGATCTCTTTCACGATCATCAGCCATGAGCATTCTTTCACGATCTAACTGTAATTCAGCGGCTTTCTTTTGAATATCAGCTTGAATAGATTGTGCCTGTACTTGAGCCAATATCTCCTCTGGAGTTGGCTTTGGAGCAGGTGGTTCTGGCAACTGGAAATCATTAGGTAGTTGATTAAAGTAATTAGCCGAATCTTTAATTCCTGCCAACTGCAACATCTTAGTTAATGTGTTGGTGTACTGTGGTATTGATACAACAGGGTTATTAGGACCAGTCTTTTCAATCAACATTTCCTGACGGGCGGCTACCTGATTCAGAATATTAATTCTGTCTTCAATAGTGCCATCACCAACACCCACATTAACAATTACATCCATTTTTGCATCCCATGACCTTGGGTCAATAGGAACAAAGGTGTTACGCAAACGCACCATACGGGCACGATCTTGGTTCTCAACAACCAACTTCAGGATGCCAGTAAATAGCTTACGCAAACCAGTTTCAGCAAAGATGCGAGCAATCATCTCAATGTGCTGATGAGCGGCATTGACAGTGGCTGATACAGCGGCTTTGGTGGTGCTTTGAAGAGCATCTGCATCTAACCCTGCGGCAGCTTTAGAAATGCCTGTACGGGTCTGTTTAATGTCATCCAAGTAGTCCAACATTGGGAATGCGGCTTGACCAACAAATGGAGTGGTAAACGGCTGAACCATACCTGGCGCTCTCATGCGGATAACTGCACCAACTTCGGTGTTCAGGACATCTTCCATGTTGGCCTGACCCTCAACTATCGCTGTACGGGGGTGGATAGATTGAGCCAAGGAGTCTAGGATGCCACGTTGAACATTAGACTTGATTCTCTGGATGTCCATAACGACATCGGCAGGGCACATACCAAAGAATGTGTGTGGCTCTGGATCTGGGCAGAAGTCAGCAAACTGTCGCTCAGAAACGATCTCGTTGCGGATAACTTTGTTGCCTGTACCAATGGTGCAAATCCTACGCATTTCAGCAATGCCATCGCCATCAAAGTCTACCTTTAAGTAGCCTTCAATGTACATCACACTCTTGCTTGATGGGTCACCATTGTTTGCAGTACTGATTACGGCAAATGGGTTGCGAGAAGTGTATTCTTGGTTGTTGTCAAAGTCATTGCCATTACCAGATTGCTCAACCATTTCCTCATAGTCATAACCCATAGCGACTAGATCGGAAACAGTCTTCATGGTTCTATGACCAACAAAAGTAGCATCCTCAATAGATTTAGCTCTTCGGTCAATCAAGAACTCTTCTGGTGGCAAAGCCTCAATCTTGACCTTACCAGATTTAATTCTGCGCTTGATCTCCACATCGTACATCATGGGTGGTGGAGTCATAATGCCTTGAGCTTCATTCATTGGCTCAGTACCAAGCACTGGATACTCACGCACCGCAGAGATCTCTACATTGGGATCACTGGTCAACATCATCATGCTTTGTTCATCAAGCATAGAGAATGACTCTGCACGAACTTCAACAGACTCATCCCACCAGTACTTCACAATACCGCACTTTCGTACCAAAGCATCTTTAAATGCTGAGTGGAGGATCTTAAAGCCAGGATTATCCCGCTTGAAAATGAAGTCAACATAGTCTGTTGCTTGTTCAGCATTCTGAACATCTTCAGGTCCTTGTGGTGCGAACTCAACCACACGCTCTGGGCCAAAGAAAATACGCATCAGGCTTGGCAAAATGCCCTGTACTGTATCTCGTACATCCATTGAGACTACTTGTGAACGACCATCTTCTTCGTCACCAAAGAGATCTCCATAGTAGTACTCAGTCGCTAATGCTCGATTGCCACCAATGTCATCATCAATGAAGGATATTGCATCAGTAATTTCGGCAGAGATAACGCCTTGAAGTTGTTCTTCAGACATTACCTCATCTTCCTCCATTTGGCCTTGGAGGGTTTCTGCCATCAACATTGGGTTTTCTTGCATATTATTTCCTTATCGTGAGCCGATATAAGGGAGGATTCCAGAGCCAGTATTCTGTAGTAAAGAAGGGATGCCACCAACGTAATTGTTAGCCATACCACCATATGCCATACCTGCTTGCGGGAGCATGAGAGATTTCTCATCTTCTTTAGGATTAAAAGAGTATTTAAATGCGGAGTTAGCCATATCGCCCATTGTGGCGTTTGGATCTGTGATGCCTTTAAAGGCTTCTACTGTTGGGTTAATTTGTTGGTTAACCATATTGCCAATACTAGAACCGATAGATGCTGGCGCTGCGGCACTTGCTCCAACTTCTGCCATAGCACCTTCTGTGGCGGCTGATTTAAGCGATTCCATAAAGGCGGCAAGTAAGGCTTCCATTATTCTTCCTCATCCATTTCGTATTCTGTTTTAGCCATCATCAACATATTCTGCTGATTCTTGGTCATTTTCTTGGTGATAGGTCCACCAGATAACCATGCGGCACAGGTACGTTCACCTGCACATTTAAAGTCAAACAGTTCACAATAACCTAGATTAGCCGCACCTTGGACATCTTTGGCATAGCCATCAGTCTCTTCATCAATACCTTTTAGGATACAGTCTAGCATCTCAGGGGTTTGGATGAAGGCAGCGCAATTACCGCAACGCATCTCTTGAACATCATCTAGAGATACATCCCACATATCAGCAAGGTTCTGCCAGTACTCTTCGTTTTCCTCTTCAGGATTAGCAGGACCATAGTCAACATTCTTGATAGCCCAATTACGAGCCTTCAAGTTAGCTTCAATGTCATAGGTTGCGATAGGGCATTTCATAATCACCACTTTACTTTGTTAGCCCAGTATGCGGCACTCATCTTGCCTTTGGCAATATTCTGAGCATGACGGGCTTTGAATGCTTCGTTTCTCTTAGATCCATCAGGACTACCAGAAACACCTTGTTGACCAAAGCGAATTAACTTTACTTCGTCACCAGATTTAGCCAATACAGCATGGCTTTTCTTTGGGTGGTTAGGAGTTTTCTTTGGTTTGTTGTACCCAGAAAATTGCTCTGAACCACGCTTAATCATTTTTTCTTAGCAGTCTTAGCCGCTTGTTTAAAATCTTTGGCAGTAGGAGCGCCCTTAGTGCCAGGCTTACGCATCTTTTCCTTGGAGCCAGCTTTTATGCGCTCTTGTTTGGCATTGATGTTGGCGTATAAGCCTTTCATTTCTTGCTCCGATTGGTAGCGGTTCTAGATCCACGCTTTGGCATAGCACGAGCCTCAGACATTGCAATCGCAACAGCTTGGTCACGGGATTTAACCTTTTGACCAGAAGAAGACTTGAGCTTCTTGTCTTTGTACTCACCCATTACTTTGCTAATCTTTTTAGCAGCATCGTCCATTTTCATAGAAATCTCCAGAAAGGTTGCTCAATAGTAACATATTGTGTTAAACAAAAAAAGAGCTACTTATTAGGTAGCTCAAAGTGGCAACGGCAATCAGACAAGTCCTCGGATTAACCTTTTAATCGGTTTACCCCAAGAATTGTTTGATCCCCATGAGATGGTGGCGGCATCGGAGGCAAATGTCAACACAAAAGCATCAGCCATGTCAGGAGATTTAAGTCCCCTCCTGCGAATATCATCCTTAGATTCAATCTTGATCTTGCCATTAGAGGTAAATGTATACCTGACAGTTGCAAGTTCTCCGATTAAATCTTCGTTATTAGGGATCTTACAGTCTCTTTTCTCTAGCCAAGCCTTGGCTTTATGCCAGAGTTCTGCTCTTAGATTGAGATAAGTCCCACCCATAGCAGGACTCTCGGACACGTTAATCCCACGGCAAGGAAGTTTTAACTCTCTGAGTCGGTCAACAACACCCGCTCCCAGACCGATAGAGTCAACCAGAATCTCAGCGGGTCTATTCTTATGGTCACAGGCTTCGTATTGAGCCACCACAGCCCCTGTTAACTGCATCAAATCCAGATTCCTCCACCTCTCTAGGGTCTGGACCACGTTAGATTGACGCTTACACAAAACTGACGAGTCTGATCCGAAACGGGCTACGTCTAGTCCCCAGACAATAGGAGCATCTTCATAGGCTCTTGTGTCTCGATGTTTTGCAGATTCAAGTAGTTCCATAGGAATGATGGTGTCATCATCACTACGGGGGAACTCTCCTAGAACACGAATCCGATATGCGTTACTTTCCTCGCCATAGCGGGATTTCATGTCCTGAACATACTCTTTACTGACACGGGTAGAGTCCAGACAGGATACTCTTCTAGTCCACCACTCGTCTTTTAGTCGGTTGTGTGTTTCAAAGAAGAATCCAGAACTACGTACAGGATTACCCAGTAGGATAGTTAAAGCGTTATGACCAGACATAGAACCAGCAGCGGCCTCAAAAACCGCTTCAGGAACACCAGAAGCCTCGTCTGCTACCAACATGACATTATCAGAGTGAACGCCTTGTAGAGCCTCTGGTTGTTCTGCTCTACTGGTTCTAGCAGAGATAAACGCCTCAGTAGCGGAAGCTTTAAGTTCTATCCTCTCTTGTTTGACATCAAGTAGCTCTTGGATAGGTTGGGGTAATTCTTTGACCCACCTCTTCAGTTCGGCAAACAAAGCATCATAAAGTTGGGCAGAAGTAGGGGCAGTCACCACTACTTTGACGGGATATCTAGTAAGTAAAAACCACAACATAGCCCAAGAAGCGGTGGTTGATTTACCAACCCCGTGACCAGAACGAATACTAATCTTCCGCTCACCAGAAGCTACAGCGTTCAAGAAGTCTTGCTGCCACTCATCAGGCTCTACACCAAGTACTTCTTTGACAAAAAGAACAGGATCAGCCCTATAAAGGGTGATGAACTGGATAAAGGGGTTATTCATTGTTTTCCAATGTGGTCACTTCTTGTGCTTTACCCATATGCTTTAAAGCTTGGAGGTGGAGGTCACCCAATGAGATATTCACTTGGGTCTTAGCAGTGTCTCCATAGTTCTCAGGATCCAGCTTAGAGGCCATCCACTTACGGGTATCGACCTGGAGTCGAGCTTTATTCACACCACTGTTAGATGTCTCATCAGCCTCATCCGCAATCTCTAGAGCCTCTTCAGCCAGTTTTTCAGCCTTTAGCTTACGAGCCTTCAGGACCGCATCTCTACGCTCATCAGTATAGTTTATCCAGAAAGACAACATAGGTCTAGAACACTCTATGAACTCAGCCAAGCGTCCTATTGTCATTCCCTGCGCTATATGCGATGTCACAAACTCTATCCCTCCAAGACTCTCTATCTTCTTCTCCAACGCTCTCCTCATAGGAAACCCTGCCATATCTTCTCCTTGATTTAATGTCTACAAATTCTAAACTATAAAAAAATTTTTTGGAGGACTCTTTTGTTGTTGGGGGGAAGGGGTAGGGGGGTCTTAGCTCTAATCGATAGGGGGATATGTATGAATCTCCCCTGCCACAGCGCCCCCTCCATTTATCGATAGGGGGGGGTAAACCCTTACTGGTAAACCCTACCCTTACGTAGAAACCCTTAATGGTAAACCCCTAGGTAGAAACCCTAATAGGGTAAACCCTACTGTGGATCCGTACAGCTTAGGGTAAACCCTAGGTTGGCATTTAGTTATGATTTATAACTATCTGTCTCATGGGCGCAAAGAGTGTAGATGTAAGGGTGTCTAAAAGGTTTCTCCATGTTAGTTTTTGCTTATCTTCTACTTGCCTAGTTCTTAGCGGCTGATTGTGTTTTCCCCTTATGTATCCTTGTATATCCCCTTGTCTAATCCTTTAAAGATCAAGATCCCTAGTATTGGGCTTTCCCTTTATTTGCGAGAATCAATTGTGGCTACAGAATCAAACGTTTATTAGGGTTTGTCCCTATGTTTTTTTTCTTTTCTGGTGCTACTATAAATGCACGTTCAATCGGAACGTTTCAACTTAATAGGTGTCAACATGAAAACAATCACTATCGAGATACGATCACAATACGGCAACACTGTAGCTTATCCTGCTTGCCAGGCTGCTAAGTTGTTTGCCCGTATAGCGGGAACAAAAACCCTCTCATCGCAAGCCCTTAAAGATATTCAAGCCCTAGGGTTTGATATCACTTGCTTCAACTCACAAAACACCCTGGAGCTAGTTAAATGAAAACAGTGATCATTGAAGCAATTGTGGGCATTGTGCTTTTTTGTGCAGCCCTGGCATTGATGCTGGCATATTTTGACGTTCTAGTTAAATAAGGGAATGAACATGAACACAATCACATGGGTTCGTAAGCCCCACAATTTTGGAAACCTTGTTTTCATGTATGCCAACATTGTGACGGGTGAAAAAATTCAAGAATATACAAACGGGCAATGTACTGTTTTTAATTCGACAGAATCAGCCAACAAACCATTGGAATATTTTGTTCCTCAAGAATTCCCGTCATGGGATTTTTGGCCTGGTGAAAATTGGGACGAAACCCCAACAATAGGATCTTATTGCTGTGATGGGGACGGGTTTGTTACTGTTGAAATGTTGGTCAATGGTTCTATTCGTTTACTAGATCAAGGGGAGTATATGCTTGATCTTAGCGAAGACATTAATCAAGCAATAGCTCAAGCTGCAGAGTATTTAAAAGAACAGTACCCAGGCATTTATTCCGAGCGGCTTGCGGGCTGATTATCAATTTTTTAATAGGTGTACATGATGCTTAAAAAAATGCGCTCAAAATTCCGTTCTAGGTGTTCACAATCCCAGGCTGTAATCAATGTTGGGGATTGGATCCTATACGATACCCTCACAAAAAAGGCTATTCTTGAACCCGACAGCGACACCATAACCTTTTTTGGTGAAAACGGCCCGTCAACCTTTTATAGGAATAAACGGGGTAAATGCATTGATGCCCCTTGCTGTGGGTGCTGCACAATCTAATTCTTTTTTCTTTTTTTAATAGGTGTAAATATGAAAATCATTCCAATTGTCCCAATGACAAAAACCCAGGCTGCTATTGCTTGTGGTTCTCTTACGTCAACTTCAAAAATGCCATGTAAATCCTACAGTTTGCCTACCGAAGCTTGTAAAACGGGTTTCAAAATGTCAAAAATTGAGGGTTCAATTTGTTCAAAATGTTATGCCGAAAAGGGTTTTTACAAGGTTTATGAAAACAACATCAAACCCGCTCAATTTTCCCGTCTTGACAGCATTACGGGTGAATTTTGGGTTTCTGGCATGGTGTCGCATATTGGAAAAGATGCATTTTTTCGCTGGCATGATTCGGGAGACCTACAAAACCTCGAACACCTAGAAAAAATTGCAGCTGTATGCCAGGCTACACCCAACACAATGCATTGGTTACCGACAAGGGAATACGGGACAATTAAGGAATTTATTGAAAAGCATGGAAAAAATAGCATTCCCAAAAATTTGATTATCAGATTGTCGGCTATGTACCCCGACAAGCCCGTACAAATACCCGCAAGCTTGCAAAACGTGCCAGGCATAACAGCATCAAACGTGCATACAAAAACCCCAACTGGAACACCATGCAAAGCACCACAGCAAAACGGGGCTTGTCTCGATTGTCGGGAATGTTGGACAAGCAAAATTATTTCTTATGAACTACACTAAAAGGCCAAAAAATGACTACAAGAAAAGTAAAAAAACCCGCTGTTCACCCTAAAATTTTGAATGATTTTATGGTTTATCAAGGTATCAATGACATAAATTCCGTTTTTGGGGCTTTAACTACCCTTGAAGCATATATAAACAGCGATAAATTTCAAAAATATCAAGCATCAATGGCAATTGATAGCATTCGGGCCACGTTATGCGCTGGAACGCAAATAATTGAGGAATGGTTTGAAATTGAGGAACCCACAGAATGAAAACGGGCGCTGTAGGTGTTATTACAAGCGAAAATGAAACCTTAATGGAAATTGATTGCATCATTGCTGGAATGATTTTTTGCCATGCTTTGCACAATCCCAAAATGCAAAAATGCTGCTATATCGAAGAATTCTGGGTTTTAATCGATAGCATTTAAAGCATTTCCAAAAATTCCCGCTGATTATGCGGGTTTTTTTGAGAGTGTTTTTGAAGTGAGTGCTTACTTTTCCAGATTGATTAAAAAGCCCTAGAATCGGTTTTTGTGGTTTTAAGCATAGTAGACCTAAGCAAAGCAAAAAAAAGGCTCTAAGCTGGTTTTAATGGCCTTCTAGGTGTATTCTGGAATTGTGTTTCATGCGCTGATTTTTAGGTTTTGCGAAGTGAGTGCTAACTTTCACTTTTTGCGAAGTGAGTGCTAACTTACAAAAAACTAAGGGTTTACCCTAATAAATGGTGTTTTACAAAAAAGTGCCATTTACTATTTACAAAGTCAAGTTAACCAATTTTTAGAAACTCAAAGTTTTTGAAACTTTTAAAATTAGAAATCATTTTCATTTTGAGATTGATTTTCAAATAATCTTTTGATAGTAATATTTAAAGCGTCAATCTCGTCCATTTTCTTAATATGCCACATTCTCTTTTGACCATGCCAACCTAATATGGAATTGGTATGGCAGTCTGGACATAATGCTATGCAGGTATATTGAAGACCTTGTTTGTAATGATGGGCTTCAGATGGTCCTGATTTATCACATACTGAACAGGGAAGCATCTTTACTCTGGCAAGATGTAGTCTTTCCTTGGCGTTCAGTTTGTTGTTCATTGGGTTGCCCTGACTTCCATTCTTGCTGAGTACTGGTTGGTTCTCCACACTTCTACCCTTGCTTGGGCAGCAGTCATTAACCAACGATACTTCTCTTCTTTCTCTACGGCAGCTCTGATGCCCTCTAGGATTTCTATGTATTCCTCATGGGCATAGGCATAGGTTTCTTGTTTACCCAAGACTTCCGTCCCTGCCTGGCTCATCAGGTGAGCCTTCTTTGACTTGCGGAACTCCTCCAAGTACAGGCGATCCGCTTTCGCTTTTGCGTACAAGGGTGCGGTATCGATCAAATACTGAATTGCTTTGTCGGGGCTTATCTGGCTCTCCATGTATCAATCTCCAATGTTTTTCTGCTAAACGCCTAATTCCTTCGGACAGAGATCCATTCCCTGCCAAGGTCAATGCTTGTTCGTGGATAGGCGCTACCCTTGCTCGGATAGTCCTACCCTCTTCGCTGATCTTCTTTCGACCAGCGCCTTTTCTGGAGCCGCCACGTTGTTTCATGGCTTGAATTATAGCTACAGAATCAAATTCTTTGTAGAACAAACCTTATGGTTTCGCCATCATCCTCTTGGAAAACAACTTCAAAATCTGCTTTGTAGATGTTCCTGAAGTCGGACATTGGGGTCTTGCCTACTTGTTTCTTATACTCATTCTGAGATAGAAACACCAATTGCTCTAGTTGGATAATCCTTGTGTGGCTTGGATCACCATAAGCCCAGACTGAGTTTCTGGATGGACAAGTCGCAAAGAAGTATCCATTGGGCTTTAGTAGTCTCCAGAACTCTGAGAACTGGGCAAAGAATAGTTTGTAGTCACCCTGTTGACCAAGATGTTCTAGCACCTCATAAGCATGGATTTCGTCAAACTCTTGGTCTGGGAATGGCAGCGGAAGCTCCATCAGATCCCACACAACATCAGGTTTATGGTCCTCGTTGTAGTCCAAAGTGGTCAGGTTAGACCAATCTTTAGTGCCATCGGAGGCTAATCTTTTGTTGTGATCTGATCCGCAACCAATTAAAAGTTCTTTTTTCATGTGATTTCTACTACCTTATCGCCATTAGATTTAATGTAATTCTTTGTCTTCTGGATGTATTTCTCAAACTCAGACCTAGAAATACTTCCCTGTTGGAGATCTGCATACTCAATCAGATCCCTGATGGACTTGATGCCCTGCCCATCCAAACCCATTTTCTTTGTCTCTTGAAAACGTAAAGCGGCTTTGTGGAGGCTCTCTTGTGCTTTCTCACAGATAGGTAACACTTCAGGACCCACCCCACTCTTGCCCATCATTTCAGACAGATTAAGCACATCAACCAAAACTCTCCAATCATGGATAGTGCCTGATCCTTTGGTCATAGCTTCTAATGCTGAGTACTCAAGTAGTCTGAGTTTGTCCAGTTTGTCCCTCTGGGTTACTGATGCTCCGATTATCCCGTGCTGAATGGGATCGATCAGATTCCACATCTTGCGCTTCGTTCTTTTTCTCATTATCTCTGCCAAATATTAAATCCCAACGCATTGCATATTCTTCATTTGCCACTTGAAATGGTCTGGGAGAACTACCTTTGCTCATTTTTTCATACCCCTTACAAAAGCACTAAAACTCTGTGCAGTATCACCAAATGATTTCATTAAACTGAACTCATGGGCAACCTCATCTAGCGTCTGGTTGCGTACAGGGCAGTTCCTACCTTGGGTACAGTCATAAGTGCAACAGTCCATGCCACTAGATTTGTTTGCTCTTAATATCTGTTTTCCAAGGTTACTGTTTTGCTCAACCATGTTGAAGGCTTCATCTTCCTCTGGAGTCCAATCAGTCATGTCTTCACCTGTAAAGATATTGGGATGTAAATGCAAGCCTTGTCTTTACTGTTAATGACATGAACTGTCGTTTTATGCTCAGACAATGGCCTTTTGCAGTTTGCACACTTTGCATCTGGATGCGATGGTTTGCAATTTAGAATCATGGCTCAAAGTCCGATGTTTGCTTGTAGTTACTCTTGTGTTCATGGAAACGCATTGCAGCTTCCATTTCAAGCTCTTTAAATTGTTTATCAGCGAACAAGCCAATCACATCATGGCCTTTAAACAAAATCTCTTTGATGCCTTCGTTGTAAGTGCCATCTTCGTCTTTTTCGTACTCGTAGACTATTGTGACAAGCTCACTGCCTTCGCCTACCAATGTATTGAATTCCCAAGTTTGTTCCATGATTTACTCCTGTTAAAAATTACACTTTATCAATTATTTTGTATTTTTATATTAGGACTTACCCTAATCTCCGCAGAAACAGGCTATTGATTCTTCATCTGGATCAAATAAACCCTGTTGTTTAGCATTGAAATGCATCATGTCAACATAACTTGGGTGTGCCTGGTTAAATCTCGCACCAACCTTTTTCTCCATGTTTGCCCACCAGATAGCTCTTTCTGGTTTATCAATGATCAACCCCATTAAGTGATCTGCCTTTTTCAAAAAGCAAAGATCACAATTACTCAACAAGGAATTTCCGTTTACAGTCACAGTATCAAGATCAAATGGTTGTTTGGACCAAAAGTCTAATACATCATTAACACCAATACCTGCTGTCGCAAGTGGTGTTTCTTTGATGTCTTTATTGTTTTTCATCTTGGCAACACGCCTTTGTTCGTCTGCTCTGATGCCAACAAAAGTCACATATTCCTCATGTCCAAGGCTTTTCATGTACTTGTCTATGGGCAAAATCTTTAGTTCTTGAGTGCAAAACCTAGCAAAAGTGTTTGGCAGATACTTTTTACGCTCAACCATTGCTTCAAAAGGCTCACCATTTCTGCTTGCAGTTTGATAATTGACAATCTTCCATCGGTCTTTTACCTCGTCTACACCATCGTATTCAATCCAAGTTATTGGCACTTTCCAATGGGTTTCGCAATCATGGACAAACTTTAATGTTGCTGCATCTTCCTTGCCTGTATTTGCAAAACAAACGATTGCCTCCTCTGGTAGGCTCATCTGGTGAGCCTCTAGTATCTTGTAAAGCATAAATGCCGATGTTCTGCCTCCTGAGAAGCTGATACAAGTTGGCTCGATAATCTTAAATGGATTGCTCATATTAATTCCTCTTTAACCATTACTTCTACTGCAGGTGTTTCTGCATATACCTTTGTGATGTGCAAACTCACTACTTGCTTGTCATCCAGATAGACAATCCCGTTCATTCCATCCAAGAAACACTTGGCTATGTTGTCAATGTCAGGCTTCTTTGTTGGCCTCTCAATGTTTGCCAAAGCATCTTTGCGCTTCTGCTTTGAAAACGATGCAGGTATTCCAACTCTGATATAAATTGCAACTGTTACAGGCGTTTCTAGTGGCTCTGATGCACCCATTGCGGCTTTAGCCATCATCCTGATTTCATCTTCGTAGGTTTTAGTTTTTTGTGGGGTATATGTAGACACAAAGTTTCCACGTTTAGCAAACCTTGGCCTACCTTTACCTACTGGTTCTCCATAGACTGAGTACACAATCATCATTGTCATTCAAGTAATCCTTCTCTCATTTGTGCCATGTAACTGCGGATGCGATCTCTAGCGCCAGCACCATAAATACGCTCTGCTCTCTCAAGCCTGGCACGAATGAGATCACGATTCTTTGATGATTCCCAATTGCGATAGAGTTCCCTTGCTTCTGCTTGTTCAAGGATTACCCTATCGCTTGGGCTTTGTATGTTACGTCTGCTCCAAGTCACCAGTTAATTCCAATGCTTTGTTTATCAGGTGTAGAGGGTAAGGTACGCCATCACGCACCTTGTCTAGTAATTTCATAGCGTCAGAGTGGCTCATATCCGTTTTCAGCCTCTTTTAAAATTCTTTTTTCGTAATTAAAGATAGTTTCAAATTGGTGTGTTGTAAGAAAAATCTGCACTTCCTCATTACCTTGTTTTTGAGTAATACAGACTGAGCCATCACCAAGACCACAGACTTCAGTTTCAAATTCTTTTGGCAAAAATATCGGCATTTTTATTTCCTTAGTTCAGCTAATCTTGCTCGGATATGTTCAGGCATAGGGGCAGCTTTTTTCCTGTCAGCCTCAATCTTTGCCAATGCAGGATCAATTTTCACTTCAACTTTGATCCCGAACGATTCTGGGATCTCAGCCCCATCCCATCTTTGTTGGTTTAAATAGACCAAAGGTGCAGGAATAAAAGCGCCATCGTCTTTTCTCCAAGCATCGGTTGTTTTCATCCACTCAATGTGCTTGATGATCTGGTCTGCACAAGTATCGCAATAGAACTTTTTCCACTTAACTAGACAAGCAGCCTTGCCACCTTTTCTAAATGATTTAGGCCAAGTTGCCCAAAACTTCTCAAAATTATCCATTTTCATTCACTCCTATTTTCTTTAGACATAGTTTCTCCAAGGGTGGATAGAGGGGTTTCTATCCTACCTGCTCCAAGCATTTCAGTATTCATTCTTCACTCCTATTAACTTAAATACAAAAACGCCCCAAGTGCGCTTGACGAGTTAATTCGCTTATACATTTGGCCTTGTTCCACCATGTACCAAATGCTTTACTAGTCGCTTAACTAACGCTAGTCGGCAAACAGGGGGTGTTTCCTGATGTCGGTGTTCTCTTCCAAGCCATCCATGCAGATGCACTACTTTCGTGTGGAGTACGGAAGCTATGAAAGGACATGAAAAAAGCCACTTAGCTCTACCCTCGGTGAGAACCCTAAAGCAAAAACCAAGGGCGAGAGTAGAATTAAGTGGCCTAAATATGTCGCTTCTCACGGCAACAATTTTATTGTACACAATTTTTTGTTGTGTCAAGAAGTTTTTTTAAATAAATTGATTATTTGTGATCTCTTTTGCAGGTTTTGGTCTGCCAAGCAATCGTTTAGCCTGTGCATTCATCACCGCATACTCTGATTTACTAAAGATGCCCTTGGCATTTCTGATGTCAAAAGGGTTTAGTAAGCAGCGAGTTTCGTCTTTTGGTCTGTTCTCAATCAAGTGGTCAGCAAGTGTGTATTTGGCTACTCTATATCGGCCTACCTGAACCTCTTCTGTAGTTAGCTCACCTTTGTATCTCAACTTCTTAGCTGTGGACAATACAGAAGATTTATGCATCCCTGTTAAATCACAGACTTCTTGTGAAGTAAGTGGCCCATTCTGTAGAGCTTTAATGATCATGGCTTGAGTCATTGGTACAGTTCCTGAATATTTATTGGGCGGTTTAGATGATTTTCTAAAGCCCTGGCTAAAAGAGCGACTACAGCGGCATTAAAGTCCTCTGGTTCGTCCACGTATGCACTGCACATTGTGATTGCGTAATCAAGCAATGTTTCAGCACATTTTTGTTCAATTTGTTCAATGTTCATGCGGTAAATATAAGAGTTTTAATGGCCCTGTCTATTAGGGTTTGTCCTAGTATTTTTATTGAAAAAAGTAGTTTACAGTCCATACACCTTAACAAAACAGGAGAAGGTTAATGAATGTTCAAGTACTCCGTCATGTGCGTCAATTGTTTCAAGGATATAGCGTTGACAAGCAGACAAAGAGATCATACGAGCGCCAATGGGTTCGTTCAGTACGTCACTTAGGTGACAAGTATTTGTTAGCAAAAAAGGTAGAG